ATATTCAGAATAGTCTAGCTTCTTCTCACCGAGTTCAACGTGGGCGATATGATCAAGGCGATATGACTCTTGCTGCGAATACGTAAACTTCTTGTAGAGTTCAAGATAGTCTAGCGTAGAGACGCCGGCAATATCAACTGCCGTCTGCGTCTTACCCATGATATTGGTCGTGCGCTGCGAGATAAAGCCCCAAGGCGACAGTCGCTTTGCAGCCTTCTCATCTAGCACCTTAGAGATACGATTGACAAGATAGGGAATATCGAAGAATGTGATATTCCACCCGGTGACAATCTCGGGGTGATACCCGCGCTCCCATTCGATCAGAAACGTCTCTAGCAGGTCGCGCTCATCGCGGCATCGAATATATCGCACAGCATGATGCGACGGTCGATATTCACCGCAACCCATTGCAATGATTTTCTTACCGCGCTTTAGTGTGATGGCTGTGATTGGCTCTTGCGCCAGCTCAGGTGTCGGAAAGCCATTCTCAGAGCCGACCTCGATATCAAGATTGGCAATCTCAATCAGGTCACGATCATACTGAATTTCGCCCGGGTATTCTTCATTGAGAAATGCATATTGAAATCGTGGCAGACCATAGATATCGAAGTTAGATACATCGCTGTATTTTTCGATAAAGTCTTTGGCCTCGCGAATGCGCTCAAATTGCATGGGCTCAACTGCTTGCCCAAACATATTGCGCCAGCCAGACTTGGCATGCCCACCCTTGGACGGTACGAAAAGGGTCGGCTGATATTTGATGCGATCAGAAAAGCGAATACCATTCTCGTAGCCGCGAACGTGAATGGTATCACCGATTTGAAAGGCGAAGGTATAGAATTTTGTCATGCGGCCATTATATACGGTTATTACTTGCGTGTAAAGGGTACAATGTTCTCGTTTTTAGGCAACTCTTCTGAGTCAAGCTTACCATGATAACCTGTAATCATTTCGTTGTCTGGGTTATAGGTATAGAGAATATTTCTCTCAGAAATTGTTATAACTTTGTTAGTTGTAAAGGGGATGTAGTCGGTTATACCTACTGATGGTGCACCCGCACTATTTGTCATACCAACCAGTAACCCTGGATTGAAAAGAACCCATGCTCGATTTAATTCCTCAAACTGAGCATGGGAGATAACGTCTTCACCGGTGATCAGCTTTAGACCGATCACCGGGTACTTCTTAGGCATTAGTGATCGCCTAGCACACCCAGAATTTCGTGGTAGTGATGCTCACGATCTGCGAGACCAAGATCGCCACCGTTGACAAGCTTTGTCATCTTACGAACATCACCAGTGTCAGCCACTTCATTCAGACCACGAGACTTCCAGAACCAAGCAGCCGAGCGCGCAGCACCCTCAGGCGTTTCAAGATATGATGGGTCGGTAGTTAGATCCTTACCGAGACCCTGACCGCATCGCGTATAATTGCTACGACCTGTTAGCTGAATTAGGCCTCGGCCACGGAAAGCCCAACCGTCGCCCTCATTCACGTTACCGAGATTCTTTGCACCCCATGCACCACCATAGATGATGTTTGCAATGCCTTCCTGATTTGCAGGCTTCTTAGTCGCATCGTCACGACCAACCTCAGCAGCCTGAGCAGCGGTGATACGAGAGCCAAAAAGAGCAGTTAGGGCTGAGGCCTTGTAATTCAGATTTTCCTTAATGGCTGAAAACTGCGCAGACTCATGCGCCGTCTGCGACAGAAACCCAGCGAGGCGCTTAGGTGTATTAATCTCAAATTCCTCGCAAGCTGCGATAAGCGCATCTGCATACGCATTGAGATTATTCGGGTTAGCCTTGGGGAAGCACTTGCGTAGGGTTTCTGCTGTCAGCATTGGTTTCTCCTTAGTGACGAGAGTTTAATTCATCAAGACGGGCCTGAAGCAGTTGACGCTGCTCTTTGGCAATTCTATGGTCGGCGAGAGCGTATGCAACCTCACGACTCATCCTCCACTCTGTATATATCGCAGAAAATCTATCTGCGACAGTTTTAATCTTCTCTAACATCTCTTTCTCCAAATAAGAAAGGGGAGAGGCTTAACCTCTCCCCCAAGTTGGGCTGATTTAATCAGCCGTTTAGTTGTTGGTTTTCTGTTGATGGATCTGTGATATCCACCTTGCGAGGCTTCTTATTATCGGGGATGATATTCTCCAGCCACACCTTCAGAAGACCGTTAACCATCTCAGCATTCTTCACCTCAATGGTGTCGGCCAGATGAAATTCACGGCGGAAGGCGCGATCTGCAATCCCCTTGTGAAGGAATGTCGGACCATTCTCATCGTTCTTAGCATGACCACGAATCAGAAGCTTGTTGTCATGAATTTCAAGCTCAAGGTCTGAGCGACCGAAACCAGCAACGGCAACTTCGATCACATACTTATTCTCATCAACCTTGACGATATTGTAGGGCGGCCAACCCGGGACAGCCTTAGACAGGCTCTCAGAAGCCTCAAACAAACGCTTTTGAATGTCATTGAAACCGATTGCATACGTGTCCAGCTTGGACAGATCGGGGAAATAAACCATTTAGTGTCTCCTTGAATAAGCGAGATTGATATAGACAGCACCCTCATCTGAGCAATGCTGTCTATATTTAGCAACTAATCACCCTTCTGTCAAGGGTAACTCATTCATTTCTGGTAGAAGAAATGAGAGATCCGGCGGCGAATATGTCTTGGGCTTTAGAACCTTACCATTCGCATCCTTAATAAACTTACCGTCAACAAACTTGCTCATGTTCGAACGATGCACTTCAGCAAAGCAACGATCCAGATCGATACCATATGCATGACCCGCACCATAGATCACATAGAGCAGATCAGTTAGAGCATCAGCCACTTCTACAATATCTTGATTAAGCATGGCATCACCAAGCTCACCAAGCTCCTCGTCAATCAACTTAAATCGCAGAACCTGAGTATCTTGATCAGGCCACACTGGAGTCTCATTGACCTGCTGCTCACCAGAGCGCATGAAGTCAGCAACCATAGTAAAATTTGTCATTATATTACCCTTTCAGATCAATACGAAATGCGATACCAGTAATACCGCTACGAGATTTTCCACGAATGTCGAACTTTACTTTCGGCATTATTGACTTGATATATGCATCATTAACCACATAGAAACCTTTTGGTGAAATTATACTGTCAGCAACAGCACCTGTATAACGACTTAAAGATATTTCACCTGTGACAGATTCTCTTAGTAATGCCTTTAAAAAATCAGTATCCTTATTAACAAAATCTAGCAGTGCTTCCATCAACACTTCTTTATTGTTAGACATCCAGTATTCATACTCTTTATCTTTAATAATTTTACCATTTTTTATAAATTCTTTAATAGTTTTTTCTTTACCCTCTTGAAGAATTCTTTCTTTGTTACTCTGTGAAAGTAATCTAGTTGGCATTACTTTTAATTCTTCGATAATAGATTTTAGCACCCTACTCTTTGTTGCACCAGGGACTTTTGTTGCAGCAGCCATAAACAATTCGGCGGTTGAACTACCTTGACCAGATGCCAACTGTACTGCCCCAGCCATTTTAACGGATGTCGAATATACCTTCGACCCTATCTTAAGAACCACATCAGTTTTTGGTTCAGGTTTTGCATATATGGAAATTTTAAATGGGTTCTTACTATCATCAGAGTGCCAAGCATCTACCTTAGAACTACCAGCGAACTTTAGTATATGCTTAACACATTCCTCACCCTGCGTCATAATTGTGGACGAGTAGGCCCGAGACATTTTCTTCAGTTTGCCATTACGTATATTAATTTTATCCACTATGCAAAATTCTAAATCAACTCCTTCGGATGCGGCCATCGGTTTTTCTCAGTCTTTAACATTGTTACCGATAGTCGATTGTAAGAACCACCCGTGCTTCTTATGCGAAGCTAACCGACCTGCAAGAAAGTCGGATACATCATATGCACCAGCATTATCAGCCGCCTCATATGCAGTCTTGATCGTCATGATAACCTTGTCATTATCAAGCGATAGATTCATAAGCATCGTTCTAGCATCAGGAACCGTATCTAGTTCAATGAGCGTAGTTAGCTGCCTAAAGCGATTCAGACTACCAGGGGCATATGCACCTGATGATCGAATAAATTCCGCTAGAGGGTCAATTGCATCATTTGCATCCTCATAAATCAGACCAAATAGATCATGATACTGTTTAAAATTTGGTCCCTGAACATTCCAATGATAGAATTGTGCCTTTAGACCAAATACAAATGTATCAGCTAGTGCGACCTTAAGCGGTTCAATAAAATCAGCCATCAGCTACCCCTTTTCTTTCCGATGGTATACTTTGCTTCTAGAACCCAATCAGACTTTTCTTTGTGAGAAAGCACCTTGATCTGTGAGATAGGCGCGATCTTTTCTTTTGTCATGTCTGGGTTCACAACCTCAACCAGACCCCATTCTTCTAGAAGATTGACGATGGTGTTTCGACGCATCTCATCTTCTTCTGCAAAGTTGGTTGGCTTACCGTCTAGAGCAAATAGCTCCTTGAAGTGTACGATAAAATACCTACGCTGCTTATGAAGAATGTGGCATGATTGATAAAGAGTTTGATCCTTACGAGAAGCAACACCAATGCGAGTGAGGGTTT